CGGCAATTTGTTCATCGTAAGGATGCAGCTCAAGGTACATATCGGATATTTGGCCGCCAGTTGGGAGAAAGGCAAGCCCAACTTGCTTAACATCGTGGCCCTCTTGCGCCTTGCCGTAGGCGTACAACATAACCTGAATTATCTGTTGTTGGCTCGCACCGCTATTGCGCTTCTCTTTGACATTAGCGGGTGAGGTTGTTTTCCAATCAATGACAATTCCGTTTTCCTTATCGTAGAGATCAACTGTCCCGGCAAGATTGGCACGAATCTTAACCTTGCTCTCAACCTCAAAACGATCAGGAAATTTTGAAAAAATAAGCTCCAAGTGTGAGTGGATTGCCGTGCCGACCTGGGCAGCCCAATTGCCCCCAACTGTTTCATTCACCTTTTCCCAATCAAGTAATTTATAGGCTAACTTGCGGGTACATTCTTGCCCCACTTCACTTGGGCCAATGTAAACCTGCTGCGAACGGGGCGAGAAAATACCCGCTTGGGTAATAATCTCGCCCAATTCAATTGCAAGCGCCTTGCTTGGAGTGTTCAAAGGTGCAAAGGTCATCGCTTATTCATCATCTCTTACAACGGTGAATCGGCGGGTAGTTGAAACAACTTCAAGCAAGTCAATCACTTGAGCAGGCAGAATTTCTCGCGCCCGCTTAGTATCAAATCGCTTTGACTCAACAACCGACCATCTAATGACAGGGCGGTTGCCAAACATTCCAACTTGGGCATCGCCAAGGGCGGCTTCCAAGTGTGAACGGGCAATGTCTGCAACCTCTTGCCATTCCTTTATCTTAATCAACGCAGCTTTGTATTGCTCAAACCACGCATTTGCATCAGCATCAAAATCAACGATGCCTTTCTCTATTTCAACGGTCACTTTAACCCCCAAAGTTTTTAGTACCATTTGTCTTTTTGAAATTTTGCCCAAGCAGCGCAGGGGCCACCTGAACCATATTTTCTGCCGATGTAAGCAAGGGCAGCAACGGTTTGGGCTACTTCGGATTTACTCCGCTTCATCCCAAGGTTTTTGATAGTTGAATCTAACAATTGTCCAACGCCTTCGGCTGAACTTGTTGGATTCTTTTTGTTCTTCCACGCGCTTTCCTTGCTCATAAGTAAATTAAAGCACTTGAAGTCTTTTTTGGTAAGTAGCTCGCGAGCGAGTTCCTTATGATCAACCTGCATCAGAATCGGGCGTTCTTTGTAAATGACCAATTGCGGGATGGCAGGTGTTGGATTTATTGCTTGAACCAATAGTGAAGTCACCGTACTAACCACCAAGATAAGGGCGATTCTGTTGATGACTCTTTTTGTGTTTGGTTTGATTGGATTGCTCCTTCTCTAGCCGCCAATTCAACTTGAGCCGCAATTTTGTAAACATATTGCGATGAACACTCAAGGGTGATGGCAATTTCGTTGGCGCTTTTGTTCTCAGATAACATTTGGCGAATAAGCATCGCTTTATTTGTCAGCTTAATCTTTCGACCTTTGCGGTTGATTGATCGGCGTTGGTCTGCGGTGTAACCGCCCCAAAATCCATAAACAATGCGTTTGTCAAGTGCGTACTCCAAACATTCCTCTCTGTGAATACAACTTCCGCAAATTTGCCGAAGTCGGGGCAGGCGCTCTGCCTCATCGCGCTTATTGTCGGGAAAGAAATAATCTTTATCCTCAATCTGCGCACATTTGGCTTCCGTAAACTTTGGAGAATCGCTGAATATGTCAAAATTCATCTCCTTGTTCCGTAGCCTGCTTCTCGAAGTAAATTGGTGACTTGTTCTAGCGACATAATCGCCCACCAATTCGCGGTGTTGGTGACACCAACGCCGTTAGGTTTTACAACCAAAACGCCAAAGTCTGCTTTAGCGTTCTTGGTTTCCAACTCGGTTTCTTTCAACCAAGCAGGAATCTTATATGTTTTGTGATTTTTTACTTCCCAAGCCAATGCAGGGGTTCCTGTAATATCGCCAAGATCAAGTGCGCCATTTAGCGCCCTTCTTTCGGCGTAGGGAAAACCGTTATCAATTAAGAATTTGACAACGGCAGTTTCCGCTGAGGTTCCCTTTGCTTTGGCTTTGGACATTAAATCTCGCCATCTTTGTTATTGCCGAAAATGCCGACAATAGAAATGATGCTAATGATAGTTACAACTAGAGCTAACCAAAACATTTGGCGTTTTCCTTTCCGTTCAAGGTCAAGGGTGACATAAACTACACCATAACCTCAGGCGCGACACGCTAACGGCTAAATTGAATTTCCACTTGAAATGGTGCGCCTGTGTTCACATCAAACTTAGCTGAAAGTTCAAGGGCAGATTTGATCGCGTTGCTTGCGGTGTCAATGTTCATTGTTTCCCCCACCGCTTCGCCATAAACATCTGCCATTGAAGTTAGGTAGCCAAGGGCGTAGGCGCTACCTGACCCAATGCCGTAGGTGAAGTCTATTGATTGCGAGATTCCTAGATCATTGCCGATTTCAAAGATGTTGCCATTGAAGGCGAGCAAGTAGGCAAAGCTCACGCCTTCTTTTTGGTAATCATAGCCATTGTCTTTGAACGCCTTGATAATGCTTGGAATAACCTTTTTACCCATAAACATAACGGGGTCGGTGCCATCGTAGGCAGGCGGTTTCCAGTTATACATCAGCACATCACCGGGGCGGCAATCCCCGCAAACCCCTAATAGGTACTTGCCAACCTTGACGATTTTGGGCGTTGAAGGCGAAATGATGCGTTTGTCACCATCGGTGATTTGGCTGTCAGCTCCAAGGATGGCAAAGCCTTTGCCTTGGTAGCCTGCGATTGTGGTCATAGGGGTCAATTCTACCCGTTTGAGGGGTATCTGTGGGGTGGGTAACAGGCGTGGGCAGGCGGAAATAGGGCAAAAATAATCCTTAAATTGCCTTGGGCGTGTCTTGACACTCTGTCGCGACAGGTGCTAATTTTCTCTTATGGGGAACGGCCCCAAGAAAGAAGGCTAAAAATGAAGCTAGTTCCAACAAATGAAAAAGTGCAAATCAAGTGGTTTGCAATTTTTGCTGACGGTTCAAAAATGCGCAACAACCAAGGTTTCGTTCACAATGCTTGGGATGTAACTTGCTCTTGCGGTTGGGAAACAAAAACAGGTGGCGCAATCAAGTCATCAGTTCAAGCAGATGTTGATTCACACAAAGTAATGGAACACAACTACACAAGAAAGTTTGGTGCGTAATGACTACTCAACTTTGGATTCAAGATACAACGGGTGAAGTTACCTGCAAAGATCACGCAGGAACTTATTTGAAGTCAGCAATTGTTGCTAACCCAAAGCGAATTAGTTATTGGACAGAACTTGGCACTTGGGATTCTTACTACACCCACCTTCTTGGTGGCGAAAATCTACGATGCGAAACCTGCAAAGAATTGGAGAACAAATAATGAACATCACACAATTTCCCGGAAAAACCAATGTAGTCACCTTAAAGTCAGCAAGTTACCAAGTTAATGATTTCTTTGGCGATATTCGACTTGATATAAAAGATGCTGATGGCAATGAAGTGCGTGTTACTTTTGAAAGCAAGCAAGCATTTGGAATGTTTTTAGACAACTTATGTAACGCGCAAGATGGAAAGGCAGGCAAATAATGACAATTTACTACTGCATTTTTTGCGATAACAAGGTTGCTGATCGCATCTGCTTGAACTGCAATGAATATAAGGGCGTTGTTACTCAATCCGAATATGATCAATTTCAACAGGAAATAGGTGCCTAATGTCTGCAATGAAATCGCTTTACCTTGACCTAACAACAGGTGTTGCCGAAATCAATCAAACTCTTGAGCAGGCATTTGACCTACAAAACGCCACCTTCGAAACAATAGATTTGGCACTTTGCCAATCAATCATCAATCTAGTTGAAATGCGCAACACTCTAAAAGAATTGGGAGCAGTAAAATGAGAATGACCCGCAAATGGCGTTTAGTTAGAACCGCCTTCATCATCGTTGGCGTTTGGTTAGTAATTGAGATCGCGCAAAACCTTTGGTGGACATCGGAAGGTTACTGTTGGGGCGATGCCGTCAAGTGCGTAGGTGGTCTGTAATGGCTACACCGCAACGCTCAATTCGAATCAATGAAGAACTATGGCGCAAAGCCAAAGAGAAAGCTGAAAGCGAAGGCAAGAATATAAGCGAAGTGATTGTTGCTTACTTAAAAGATTACGCCTAGTTAAAAGGCGAAAGAACCCCCAACAGGAACGGCTGTTGGGGGTTCTTTCTTGGGGGTGCGGTGAACGCACTAAATCTGAAAACTTCGAGCAATTCCTTCTTCAAGCGAAATCTTTGGCGTAAACACCTTGAGCATATTGCTTGGGTCACCAACTCGGAACATTACACCAACGGGCTTGGTTTCATCGGTAACAATTGGCACCCGATGCCCGCTAATATCCATCATCATCTCAGCAAGTTCAATAAAACTCACGGGAACGCCTGAACAAAGGTTCATAACTTCAACATCATTTTGCGCAGCTACTAAACTTCCCTCAACCACATCGTCAATATGGATAAAATCTCGAACCTGTTTGCCGCTGCCCCAAATCTTAAACTCTTTTTCTTGGTTCCAACAACGGCTGACAAATGACGGGAAAGGGTAATCTAAATCTTGGTCTTGACCATAGCCACTAAACGGGCGCAAGATCGTAACCTTTAACCCCTCGCGCCTTGCGTACATTGCCAACATCTCACCCGATAATTTTGCCCAACCGTAGCTGAAATCGGGGGTGCGGATTTGGCTCAAATCAATGTCTTTTTCTTCCAACATAATTGGCATCTCACCTGTCTGTAAATAAACAGGATAAGCAGCCGATGAAGAATAATAAATGATTCTGTTCGGGCGGGTTCTAAGCGCCCATTGAAAGAGATCGCTATCAATGGCAAGGTCGGTGGCAACTGCCAAGGGATTACCTTCGATTGTGGCTCTGCCGCCGACTACTGCCGCAAGGTGAATAACAAGATCAAAGTGTGTGTCATCTTTAGCAAAGAAATCGCGGGCATCAATGCCGTTGGCAATGTCAATGCCTGTAATATCGTGTTGATCGCCAAAGGCGCGGTGATAAGCGCGACCAACAAAGCCCGCGTTGCCGGTAATCAGAATCTTCATCTAAGCGCCTCAAGAAGTTGCTTATACATAAAAGAATTGATGAAGTTGTTGAAAGCATCTCTGTCTGCGGTGTAAACCTCAGCAGCATTAACGGTTTTGTAACCTTCATCCATCTCAGCTTTGCCAATTAGCGGATGGCAATGCTCAATAATGATTTCAGGGCAATAGGTAATCTTGCCCAAATCAGTTCCAAGGCGTAGCCAAAAATTGTCAAGATAAAGGTGGCGCATATTAGGCGGCACCATCCCGCCAAGGGCGGTGACAATATCCGAAGTCATTGCAATCATTGTTGGCAAGCTCTGACCTTGGAAAAGGTCATTGCCGTAGGCAAGGGCAGGCGCATCTTGAAGTTTGCTGATCAACTTATCATCCCATTTGTGGGTTCGCGGTCTGTGATCATCGCCCATAAAACAAAGATATTTGTAATGCTCGGCGTATTGTTTCGCCACTTCATTCAGCGGGAAAGCCATCCCGCGAGTGGTGTTTTCAATTAAAATGTAATCAATATCGGTGGCATCGTAGCCATTAAACTCAGAGTCATCTTTATCAATAACAAATAACAAATCGGCAGTTGCTTGAGTGCTATCAAAGGCATCGCGCAACGCCTGCGCGTTATGAGGCCGCCCGCGTGTGGGAACGATTACAAGAAGTTTATCCTTCACGATGGGCAATCTCACCTGCAATGGCGAAGTAGGCAGCGCCATCAATAAAGGAATCAAGATGATCAGGTGACTCAATCAGTCGAGCAACCTTGACCAATGCCAACATAATCGCGGCTTGGGAAGGTGTAATCTCAGATTCAAGATACACCGACCACAAAGCCGCGATTCGTTGATGATTTGTTAGCGGATCACCGTAGTTTTTATTTCGATCACCGTGTGTGAGGCGTGAAGCCTCTTTAAGAATATCCCCCCGAAGCATTGGTTACTTAGAACCTTTGCCGAATTCTGATGCCTTTGGGTCAAGCGCCTTTAGAACAGGGCCAGCAACTGCTGCCAAACCTGCGACAAAATAAGTCTTTAGTGGTTGATCAGGGCTTGCAAGGTATAGGGCAATAATTGATGCCGCAGCAGCTCGCAAATATGTTTTAACAATTGCTTCAAATTGAACCTTGTTCATTATGACTCCTTAAAGGTTGGCTTGCCGAATCCTACAATGTGAACCGGCAAAGAGGGTTTTAACTTGCCCCGATTCTTCTTCTTATATGCTCGCACCTTTTCGCAAACTTGACCACCATTGCGCTGATCGCCTTTTTTGTCGGGTGCGGTGTTGCCTTCGATTGTGGTGACAGTTCCATCAAGATTGACCTTAATTACAATCCCAATATGTGAAATGCGGTCAATTCCATCGTGCGGGAAATCAAAGAACACGCAATCGCCAATTTCAGGTGTAGCTGACTCGGCATCTTGCCAAGCCTTGTTTTTCTTAAAGGCGGTTGCCCCTGCCAATGTTGAAACACAATTAGGGATTTTCACGCCTACTTCTTTGAACACCCAATTAACAAAAGCACCGCACCAAGGTTGGTTTGTCTTTTGGTACTTGGTTTGATTCTCTTTCGGGCCTTCAATCAGCCCTAGTTCAGCTTTGGCTGTTTCTACGATTTGGTTTCTTTGGTTCATTTGCTGCCCCCGTAATTAGTATTTTGTAAATTTCCTCAACCTGGCGTTCAAGTCGAACAACTGAATCTTTTAGCGAGCTGCCGGAATTCGGTTTCAATTCGATTAGGTAATGCTTGACCATCCAACGAGTTGCGGTAGCAAATGCGCCGATAATGGTGCAGATAGCCACCGCCATTGTTAGATAATCCTGAACGGTCATTTCGTAATCACCAACACCGACATTAGCGCGGTTCCCGATGAACAAATGCCATAAATCGCGTTTTCGTGATTTTGAAGCACTATCTTGTCACCGTTATCCATTTGATACCCTGTTGATGAAGTGAGGTTGGAATCACCAAGATAAATGGTGCCACTTGATGAGTGCAAGTTTACTTGCTCAGCTTGAGCATCTGCTGCGACTAACAAAGTTGGTGAGGTTGTCACCGTCACTTGAGCTGATGAAATTGGCATTTCTCTCCTAGATTAGCCCCCGAAAGATTGTTAGTTTGTTACTTCATCCCAAGATAAAGTTGCTTCATTCCAAGTGTAAAATTTGCCATCTGTCGGCATTGGAGTTGGGGCTTGCCACAAATAAGTGTTTTCATCAAGATTCCAAGATTCAAATGGTCTAGGTGCGGCAAACCCTATGCCGTCAAATGTATAACCAATGCCTGCGTAGTTTTTGTGTAGTGCTTCGCCACCTGTGCGGCTATTGACTCCGCCGTGCGTGTTGTATGAAGTCTGAACCCATTTACCGCCAAGGTTTGCTTCGCACCATTCGGCGCTGTCAGCAACAATGACCTGCTCAACAACCCCATCAACAATTTTAGCAAAATGTGCCATTTATTTATCCTGTTCTTCGCCGTATAGAGTGGCTGTGTTAAGTAGTTTGACTTCGCGCTTGGTGACGATGCCACCTTTTTCATCAAGCTGTGATTTAGCAGTTGCCTCATCGTCAGCGATTATGTGAACCAACATCACCACTTCATAAGTGAAGCATTGTGTTTTCTTTGTTTCTTTGATCTTTGTTACGCTCATTTTTCCCCTTAGTTATTTAGATTGCGTATCGAACTATAACTAGACCTGAACCGCCTGCACCACCTGTGCCGCCACCGCCACCGCCACCGCCACCACCAGTGTTAGCAGTTCCAGCAGAGCCTGTGCTACTTACGCTTCCGTTACCACCACCACCAGAGCCACCAGTTCCAAAAGAACCGCCGCCACCTGTGTTGTTAACTGTACCGCCACCGCCGCCAGCAATGTAACCGCTAACGCCTAAGCCTGTTGTTGATAGCCAAGATGAGTAAGTGTTGACACCAATACCGCCGTTACCATTGCCACCTGAATAACCTGCATTTCCTATTGCGCCAGCACCACCACCGCCACCACCGCCTTGACCACCAGCAAGAGCGCCACCAGTTCCACCAGTGTTACCTTGACCAGCAGTTCCAGCGCCACCTGCTGCGCTAGTTAAAGATGCACCACCGCCAGAACCACCAGCGCCACCGATGGATGGATTGCCATTGCCAGTTCCACCAGCAAAACCGCCACCTGAACCACCTCGGCTACCGCCACCACCGCCACCTACGGCAGCAGTTAGTGAACCAAATACTGAGTTAGATGCGTTATAACCATTCATTGTTGAAGTTGTACCACCAGAGCCACCAGCGCCAATTGTTACAGTTTGCGCTGAAGTAGTAAGTGCTTGTGATGCTGCGTAATAAACACCACCCGCACCACCACCACCTGATTCAGCAGATCCACCGCCACCGCCACCTGCGACAACTAGCACATCGCAAGTTAGGGCTGTGGCTGGAGTAAAGGTGCCTGATGAAGTAAATGCGTGATAAAAATAACCGCCACTAAAAGTAATGGTTCCACCGGTTGCTTTTGCCAAACCTGTGTAAAAATCACCTGAAGAATTAAATGTGTGGATTGTGTTGCCACCTGATGTTGTTACGGTTCCGCCGTAGGCTTTTTGTGTAGTGCCTGAATAACGGGCTATTACAATTCCTGAACCACCAGCACCGCCAATAGCACTACTACTGCCGCCGCCGCCACCGCCACCGCCTGTGTTAGCTGTGCCAGCAGTTCCATTAACACCTGCTCCGCTACCGCCTTGACCGCCACCACCTGCACCACCTGCGCCACCTGTTGTTGGATTACCACCACCACCGCCGCCTGCATAGGTTATTGATGAGCCAGAAATAGATGAAGAAGTGCCTGCGCCACCTGCGCCTGATAATGATGATGAAACTGTGTTCGCGCCGACTGCGCCTGCACCACCACCGCCACCTGTTCCTGTGCCGTTACCGTTACCGCCATTGTTACCCTGTGAAGGGCTAGTTGATGGAGTATTGCCAGCAGCTCCACCTGAAGCACCGCGAGAACCACCACCTGAACCACCAGTTCCGCCTGGCTCTACACCTGTTGAAACATTGTTTGCGCCAAAACCGCCACCTGCGCTAGTAATTGTAGAAAATACTGAATTGCTACCCTGTACGCCCGGCCCTGCTGCGCCACCTGCGCCAACAGTTACGGCATAATTAGTATTGAATGCTAAGGTTAATGGCGTTCCACCAATAGATGTGCGAAAACCACCTGCACCTGCACCGCCACCGTGATTAGAACCGCCGCCACCGCCACCTGCAACAACAAGGTAATCAACAACTAAACCAAGGTTGCCTGTAATTGCACTTGCCACAACTCCAAGGATAGGCATTAGGAAATATCTCCTGTCACCAACCAGATGTCAGTTGCAATTTTAACGCAAGTTGCAACTGAATTAACCACTCGAAGTTTAGGCGCTGTTGAGGTTGCACCTGTTGAAAGAACTGTTGTTGTGCCTGAAGTTACTGCCTGAATTGTTGGCTGACCTGCGCCCGTAATCCA